TCATCAGTAAAGGTATCACGAATGATTAAAAGATTAATGTGATGAGGTTTAGAGATAGTAGGTTTTATAGATTTTGCAGCCTTTAACTTCCTTAATAAGTTCTTGACGCATTTTAACCACATTCTTTTTGTTTTTGTTATACTTTGGGTTCGTGCTATTTAGCTTAGTTCGTTTCATTTACACCCTTTGAAACTACAATCACCACACCACTTTAGACAATATGTTTGCCCTGTCAATTTATATATAAGATTGCATATTAGTTTTTTCATTTCTTAAATTTTATGAATTTATAAATAGTGAAACTTATCGCTAGTACAAGCGAAATAAGAGTAAGATACTCATTGCAGTCAGTAATACTGAAGCCAATTGCTGATCCGTTAGCTAGTCCTACTTGTAGTGTGTCTCTTAGGTCTGTCATTGTTATTTGTATTAGGCTTTTTATCCAAGTAGGATTTCAGCTTTGTTATGTTTATTGATTTTGGTTTATAGTGTTTTTTCATTAATCTCCAGCAGTTAAAAAGTTTCTTAATGTTAATTCAGTTCCCTGTCTATTAGGTCTTTCTAGATTCATGTTGTTATAAAATGCATTTCGGTCTGGCGAAACGTCTGCCCCACTATTTGTCGAGTATTCTGGAAAATCAGATAAATTGTTTGTTACATAATCAATCATACGTTCTGTGTAGTATTCAGATGTGTTTCTTATCTCTTCCCTTAGGTGCTGTGCCTCTTCAGTAGAGAGTGAATTTCCCGTCTCTGATGTTTTAGAGTAAATATTTCCGTTTTCGATTTTAAAACGCAAGAACGGTACAGCATGATAAAACGCCCAATTAGGCAGCATATCGCCAATATAGTCTTCTAATAAAGTCTTGTAAGCTGCATTAGCAACATCACCAATTGTTCCTGCTGTAATTAAATCTTTTAATTTTTGTGTTAAATCCGTTCCTAATTTAGGTTCAACATATAGTTTTTGTGCCTGCCTTACATACGGTAATAATAATTCCGTATCGACATTAAGGTTTATTGCAGTTGATTCTGCGAGCTTCTGTTGAGAGATAAAGAGTACGTATGACATAGTTAATTATAATATCCGTTATTTTCCATTCGTTGTGGTGCTATTGCTACTAGCTTATCATTTCTTTCAGCTGTAAATCCTTCTGATCTTGCTTTTGTATAGCCTATAAGTTGACTATCTTCAATTGGTTGCTTTGCATTTCTTAATGATGTTTTGAAAATCTTCCTGAGGAAAAAATGTCGGCACTGTGGTCCGCCCTTGTAAAGAAAAATATTGTACGCCTCACCATCATGACCAAAACCCTTGTTAAGTATTTGACTATCTGCATTTACCAAATCTTCTTTAGTGTATAGCTTGTTTGCATCGACCATATCTTTGCAAAAGTCTCTGCTAGTTCCTGACTTGTTAACTAAGAAATTATCAGTAGCATACACATATCTCACTTTATAATAAAAACTCCTTGACCTATTAGCCCCATCTTGTGAGCTTCTTTTATTTGGTGTTGCAGTTACAGCCTCTGCTAACTCAATCTTTTCTTCTGCTAATTTGTTAAGTTCATCTTCAAAGTCAAAGTCTGTATGCTCTCCATCAACAATTTCTTCATCTACTAACTCCCAATCACTTGGCATATCTTCACCAAACTTTTCTATCCATTTAGAAAGACCAGTTGCCTCTGAATGCCCTTCGCAAGCCATATAAGCCCTTCTGCCTTCATATTCATGCTCGTGATACCCAACACACCCTAAAGTCTTTGCATGTGCCTCAGCCTCTCCTATGGTGCTAAAAACAGGCTTTCCATCAATCATTCCAACTTTACTTAATTCTAATGATTCATCAACTGCTTCCTCATCTCCTAAGGGCTCTAACCCAAGCTCTTCACGTATCTCATCTTGAGTCATAACTTCCCTTATAGTCTTAGAATCAAATTGTACTGTTATAGGTTTAAGCTGAACAAAATTAACAGGCATATCCATATTGTTAATTTGGAATATTTTTCTTAGCTGTTTTACTATGTGATCCTGAAATGGTTTTATTACCGTGTTAAGATAGAAATTTGCAGCATTTACGATTTCGTCTGTATTTGATGAGAATCCATTGGCTGAATCAATACCCATGAGAGTTTTAGACGTTACACGATGCCCAGAAAGTATGTTCGAAGTAAGTAGTTCTTGGAGTGCTAAATATTGCTTATCGAGATCACTTGTACTTATTGGTGTAACTTCTGGAGTTCTTGTTTTATCGTCGCTGAACGTTAGCACAAATTTGCCTGCGTTGCTCTGTCCGACGAATTTTTCAGTAAGACTTCTTTCAATTTGCATTCTTTCTTCCTGTGTCGGAATACCATTCGCGAAGGAAATCATAAAGCTACCAGAGAATCCACTAGATATAGCGTTGAGATGATATTCTGAGACACGAGCATCGATAAGCGCCCAATTATTGCAAGAGACGTAGTCAGGGGTGTAATACGAGTTCATATCAGGACTATAAAGACCTGAATACATTATTTGATTTGCTGATGTTCTGTCATTAGGATTAAATGCAGGAACGTAATAAGGCTTGTTTTGTCTAGTGTTAGACCAGTCAGCTGAGATATAATAACCTGTAGTCCTTCCCATTTCATCAGGTTTAGCACATCTTAGCTTCGTTACATCTAAATGGTAGAGCTCAGCGATTTGAGTACGATCCTTACTCCAAACAATGTTAAGGGCGAACCCTCCTTGCAGCTTAAAATCAAAAGCTAGTTTCTTTATTATTTCATGAAGACTTTCATTGCTATTAGCTCTATTCATAAAGTTTTGAAGTTTAACAGTAGCTTCTAAGTCTCTGTCTTCCTCATCTTCTATAATAAGAGCCTCACCTGCTATCATCTCAGAAGTAGAATTGATAATCGCTGCTGATATTGAACTTGAATAGTATAAATCAACTAGAAACTGCGGATATAGGTTCGCCCATTCCCCATTAGCATCACCATAAGAAATCCAATCCCTACCTCTAGTTTCTTTAACAACTGGCGCTGTACTTGTTTCTAAATTAATATTTATGATATTGTCTTTCATGTTTTTTTATTTTATATACTGGCTAACCTAGCGTTTACATTAGCTGTTAATGTAGCATTTGTATCACTGTAAAATTGAAACTCTTCCATAGTCCCTGTAAAAGCATTCCTTGAGCCATCTCTATTACCTATTACATTTATGTCTGCTGTTCCTGATGCTGTTGCTGTGTCTACTTGTAAAACGCCATTTTTGTGCAACTTAACAACATCTGAACTATCTCTTGTAATTACAATATAATCATCGCCAAATGTACCACTATCTAAGTTTAAATGCTTTACTGAACCATCTATTTTTATAGACAATCTGGTTAATAAAGTATATTTTAAAAACTCATCAAATGAAGCGCCACCACCAGTATCACCAATAATACAAATATTGTCAATTGATGGAAAAGCCCTAAACCCTATGGTGAACGCACCAGTAAATGATATTCGTGTTGTTAAGTCTAAATTATTGTTGTCTGCATTTACAAAAGTTAAAACCCCATTTGAATAAGCTGGTTGTTGCACCGAATCAGTTTGTATTGCATGGTTGTCATTTGTAGAACTATCGCCCCATTGACTAACATCTGAACCATTTAATTCAATACCAACACCTCTTTGATACCAAGCCTCAAGACTTGATTCGTCAGTAGGTGACCATGCAGCAGCACTTCCCCCTTTAATTGATGATAAACTTAAAGCTAATTTTAATGCTAACATATTATTCTTTATAACAAATAGCTACTCCGCTAGTTATAGTTATATCTGTCACGTTAAGAAATAACGATGTTCCAGCGCTAAAGGTTGTTTGCAGACCAGCTTGTACTGCACCTCCTACTTTTAAAACAGTAACTTCTGTTTCAATAGGAAAGTTTACGCAGTAAAAGTCTTTACTAGTAACTGCAACTGATCCTGATAAAATTTCTGTTCCTGGATTTTTACCTAGTTGCTCAGTTAATAATTGTTGTACGTTTTCTATTGCCATTTTTTTTTATTTTATTGTCCGTAAAGTAGCACCCCCACCTGATACTGTTACCGTAGGGTTTTTAGTGTAGCCATTCCCAGCATTTGTTATTGTTACTGAATTAACTGCTCCCCCTGATACTGTTGCAGTTGCAGTTGCTTGTGTTATATTGTCTCCCACTATTGTTAAGGTTGGTGCTGATGTGTAACCTGCTCCACCATATTTTATAGTTAATGTCTGAACACTCTTTGCACTTTGTATATATGACACCTCTTCTGTTCCTGACTTTTCATCTATATACATTTTGCCTTTAGTCACAAGCCCTTGCACTACTCCTCTAGTGTCAGCAGCTGGTGTAAGAACTGCCAATTCTGTTTCTGGTGCTCTTCCTGATACTAAAGAAGGTGCTGCAACCCAACTAACCTCATAAACTTCATATTTCCAATACCCTGCAGGGTTAAGTTTTATTTGACCTGCAAACATGTCAGGACTTGCATTGTAATTAAACAAAAAGTATGTGTATCTATCATATATTGTTTCAGTCCTTGCATAAGCATACTGCACACTTCCATCTATATCATTAGTGAACTTAAACAAGTGCTTTATATTAGAAGACGCAACAGCAGTATTTATTCTATTGTCCTCAGTTTGTAAGTAGGTTGTAATGTCAGTTTGTGTAAATCCTTGTATCATATACTATATAATAGAAAAAGCCTGATTTTATTTGCCTTATAAAAGAAAAGAGTGACATTCAAGCCACTCTCTTCTAGGAAATATATAAAAACTACTAAGATTAAGATTTAATAATGAACGGTGTTGGTTCATTAACAAAACCAGCTTGATCCCATGGTGCTGTTGTATAATCTTCTAAGAAAGCAAAAGGTAAAGGCTCCATGCCATCGAAGGTCAAGGTATATCCGTTACGATCCCCGAAGGCAGCGCCGCTATCCATAGTTCCCGCGTTGAGTTCCAATCCATTAGCCATTCCTAACGCAATAAACGCATCGTGTCCAGTAACAGGTAATTGTTGGTTTAATTGAGCAAAAATTCTAACTTTAGTTGCTGCTAAAAGTTTAATTTCGTTTTGATCTTCTTTTGTAAGCTTGTTTAGTATAATGTTTACTGTTGGTGTATAGTGAATAGTTCCGTTCTCACGACTACCAACAATGGTATCAGTTACAGATGCTACGCCTAATGGCATAACATATTCATATATATTAGTAGAGTTAAAATCAATTGCATCAATTTCTAATTTGTGAGTTGCGTCATAAGTATATGAAACATTTTCATCATATACAGAAAAGAATATTTTCTTTACGCCCCCAGATATTCGATTACAGTCAAGTCCTCTACCCTTCGTTAAGGTTCCGCATGCCATGTTTTTTTATGTTTTAAAGGTTAAAGGAGCAAGGGTTTTAACACCCCTGCTTCTATTAATTTAGTTTATTTATGATACTCTTACAATATCTGCACCAACACCAGTTTGAACTGCTGATGAATAACGAGCTACAACACGCATATTATCGCTCCCATCGAGCTGACTCATATCGAGCATATTTATTCTCGTAGCGTCACTTAGAAGATCGGTACCAAAGAACATATTTGATTTTTGTGCTATTACAAGCTCATCATTACCCATTCCGTTACATACTGCTATGTTGAAACCTTGGTATAATGGTTTGTAGTCACCATTCATTTGGTAAGCATTTACATATCCTAATGTAGATACTGCTGCAATATACATTTGGTAAGAAGTTGGTGACATATAAATGTACAAGTCATCCTTTCCATATAAAGCATCTGAAACTGAATCAACACCTGCTTGTAAGTTAGCTAAGATATTTCCTGCTGTAAATGGTGATGCTGTAGCCGCTGTTTGTACTACTGTTGCATCAACTCCAGGTAATAATAAACCTACTGCACCTGTTACCATTCCTGTGAACTCTCCTGCGTTTGCAGTATTTCCAGTCCATATACATTTTTCAGTATTTGAAGCGATAATCTCACCAATGTAAGATATAATGTAGTCTTCAAAAGTAGCTGATGGATTTCCTCCTGCACCTGCTCTCATTGTTAACGCCTCCCATGAATCTAAAAGTTGTTTCTTGCAAATGTCAAAATTTACTTGTAATAATTTTGGTTCGATAGTTTTTTCTGTCAACGCTAAAGTTGTTGCACCTGCTTCTGTAAAGTCGCATGTTGCGTTTTGAACCATATTTGTTCCCTCAATTCTAGTAATATTAGATTTGTACTTCACGTTTTCCATCATTGTAAAGTAGTCTAATGAGTTTACTGTTTGTAGGGCAGCGCTGATGTAAAATCCGGCACTTTTCCCCTCAAAATTTGGTTGTGTTACTGTTGGTAAAGCCATAATTGTTCTTTTTTTTAATTGTTATTTATTTATTTATTTGATAATGTGTAAAGTATTTTTTCTCTTTTACTCATTTTACTTAGGTCAGTTTTGTGAACTTTATTATTCTCTGAGCTAAATTTGTTTGTGTTAATTGGTGCATCAGCAGGACTAGCTGCTAATTCAGTTTTCAGTTTTTCGTTTTCTTCTTTTAATTTTTTAATTTCATCTTCTGCTGAAAATTCAACTACTTCTGTAGTTTTAATTGACTTAGGATTTGTAGAAGGCTCTGCAGTTTCTTCTGACATTTCTTCTACTTCGTCATCACCACCTACCTTGTCTTTTTTAAGGTCAGCAATAGCGTCTTCAAGGTTCTTGATACGTTTCTCCATCCCTTTCCAATCAGCTACGTCTGCTTCCTCTTCATAGTCATCTTTGTCTTCATCAGCCAATTCAGTTTCATCTGACATTTCTTCTTTTTCTTCTTCTGCTTCAACTTCCTGTTCTGATTCTGACTCAAGCACTTCTGAAACCACGCCTTCCTCTTCCACACGAAAAGAAACACCATCTTCCGTTTTGTACGTTCCGACTGGCAAAAGTATCGTTGTACCGTCTTCTGTTAGCACTGAGATGTCCACCCCAGATTCTAACTCCTCGGCAGTAGAGACATAAATTGTACCGTCCTCTCCTTTTGATTGCCATGCTAATTTAATTTCTTCCTCAGCTTTATTTAAACCGAGTGCTACTAGTATTTGTTCTTTAATGTCCATAGGTTCTTTTTTAATATAATAGAATAGTTAGTTACTTTGTTTGATTTTCGTTTATTATTTCATTTAATGCTGATAGTATCTCTTGATCAGTTGGTGTTTTTTCTGACATCTTTTCCATACGGTCGGTGAAATATCCTTCGATGCTCAAACCGCGTAAAGAGCCATCTTTTACCTTACTCCAAAGCTCGTCGTTATTTATTTTCATAGAAACCATCCACGTTCCTTTTGGAAGGTCATAACCGAAAAGTCTTGACTTATCCATTTTAGGGTCTTCTATAATCCAGCTTTCAGTAGTTAAAACACCAGATACTCTATCTTGATGTTCATACGTTGCTTTGTGATGATTGTTATGTTTTAAATATAGCTCGGAAGATTTTCTTACGGTCTCAGGGCTAAAATAGACGTAATACTCAGAGTCTGTATTTGGGTTGTATCTAAATATTTGCTTATTTGGTATCAAAGCCGGAGATACAAGCATTCTTTTTTCTTCATCAACTTTCGCAAATGTTAGGTTGTTTTTTTCTTTTCCAAAATAAACAAAGTCCTGTTCGATGGCTGGTGATGCAACCAAGCTAATAGCATCAATTGCTAGTTCTTCACTTGACTCATCAATAACTAGTTCAACAATAGAAGTAGTCTTTTCGTAATAGTCTTTGTTAGCAGCTTCACATTCTGCTATGGAGTCATATTGACAGTCTCCTGTCTTTCCCCATTTTACTTTTCCATTTTCACATTCTTCGCAAGGCATATAATATAATAGATTTAATTAATATTCGTTTGATTTTTAAATTGTTGCTCTTCGTCTTATATTCGCAAGCTGGTTCTGAGATGATGTCATTTCATCCGTCACAACGAAGGCTTTAACTGGTTCTGGTTCTGTAACACCACTTAGATCAAAAGCACCTGACATCATTTGTGGTGCCGGGGGTGCTGCACCTGCTCCTCCACCTCCTCTACTTCCTCCTCCACCACCTCCACCTCCACCTGGAACTGGGGTTGACACAATAGATGCTACATTAGCCAAACCTGCTGCAATTGCGGCTCCTGCTGCTACTGCTCCAAGTGCAGGTCCTGCTGGACCTATACCTGCCAAAGACTTATAAGCTGCTGTTGCTGATGCATAAGTGTCCATAGTTGTTTGTGCAATAGCAAAGGCTTTCCCTGCTGCTGTTTCTTCACCTAATATGGTAGCCATATCACCTGCCGCAGAAGATGCAATTCCCACTTGTTGTTCTGCTGTCATATCTGACCATTTAACTTGTTGCTTAGAAAACTTTTTATCAGCTTCTACTCTTTTTCTGTCAAACTTCTTTTTTATTTCAGCTTTAACAAGCTCTGAATTTTCCATCAACTCTGCACTAGCTAGTTCTTTTTCTTCTTGTATTCTTAGCTCTTCCATTGCTCTCGTCTTCAAGTCTTCTATTAAAGCTAATGTATTTTCTTGTTGTAAGGCTAGTAGAATCTCTCCCTCTCTTTTTCTTTTTTCTTCAAGAGCTAAATCATCAGCTTCACCTTGTTTCTTTAGTTCTTCTTTTTGTGCTTTTTCTTCATTTACCGCTGTAGTTATTTGTGTTTGTAATAACCTTTGACTTCTTAGTTTTTTAGTGTCTAATTGAATTAATTCAGCCTGTAATTGTGCTAATTTGTCTTTATCCTCAATATTATTTTTACCCTGAGCCATTTCTAGTTTTTGGGCTTCTATCAATATTTTTTTAGATTTTATTTCTTTGTTTGTAATACCTTCCTCTATTTCCTGCGCTCTCCTAAGTAGTGCTATTCTTTCAGTTGCACTTTTGTTTTCCCTATCTTCAGCTTGTAACCTAATATCATTTATTTCTCTGTCTGCCTTAGCCCTTTCTACTTTTAATTTTCTGTCAATATGATGTGCGTGTTGTCTTTTTTTGGTTACTCTGTTAATTGCCTCTACTTCTTTAGAAGTTTCTTTTATTAAATCACCTGTTGCTTTTACAAGTTTTTGAGTTCCATCAATCAACAACTCTGTTGTGACAACAGCAGGATTAAGCCCTCTATTTAATTTTACAAAACCCTCACCTGCATCTGACAATGCACCTGAAAAATCACCAGAGAATAATTTTGACAAAGCTGAACCCATTAAACCAGTTCCTTCTATTACCAATTGTATTTTGCTCATCACAAAATCCTCTATTGTTTTTGCAAAGTTTTTAAGACTATCAACAGGATTCATAAAGGTGTCTATTATTCCACTACCTAATTCTGCAAATAAATCCATTACTTGATCTACAACAGCACCAATTCCTGCCATAATTAGTTGAAACTTTTCTTGACCTTTTTCCGACCTTTTAAAAGCAGCCATTAATGATGTTACAGCTATAATTAAAGCTCCAATACCTGTTGACATTATACCTGCCTTAATAGTGCCGAACATAGCCTTTGCAGTAGGTATTATTTGACTAAAGCCTTTCTTTATACCACTAAGAGAAACACCCATAAATTGAAGATTTGCAATACTTTCTTTCGTTTCTGTATTGTTTTCTTTTTCGGCTTTGGTTAATTCTTTTTGTTGATCTGTTAAACCTTTGACATGGTGAGTCTGTTGCTTTGTTTCAAGGCTAATTTCTTCTAATTTTTTATCAATACCAGTAAGGCTTCTTTCATAATCATTCATTCCAGCCCTAGCCTTTTTTAATTCCAGCTCTTGCCCTTTTAATTCGTGAAGTATTTGTTTTTGTAGTTTTAAATCTTCATTAACCTCATCAAGAGTCATAACATACTCTTTTACATCTTTTGTAGCACTCTTAGTGTTACCTTTAATTTCTACTTCTATTACTTCTTTTGCCATATCTTTTTATTTTATACTTTCATTTCATAAAGGTTAAGGGTACAACTCCATTCTATTTCCATAAACCTACTACCTGTAACTTCAATATGCATGTCATTTGTACCACTGAATGCAACTGCTGCTGTCCACCCAGTTACTGTTCCAAAACTACCTAATGTTGTGACTGATTGGTTGTCTGCCTTTAAATAAGCAATCCCAGTTGCTCTTAATAATATTCTGTCATATATGTTCCCTGCTGCTGCACCTCCTGTTCTTACCCCCATTACATTAGCTTCAAAACCAGCAAAAGATGTTGATGATGTACTAGAATCTCTAGCAATAGTCGTTACACCATTTAAGCCATTTACAAATATATTAGTTGGAGCTTCATTATCAGTAACTCCTGATAAATGTATTATTGAGCTTTGGCTTTTACCCAAAGAACCTCCACCGCCCATAACCACCTCTCCTGGTCTTTGCACAACTCCATAAGAACCTAAAACTGATGTATTATTTATACCATTCTCAATTTGATTGTTACTACCTACAATAATATTGTTTCTTGATCTTCCCTTAACAGTATTATTGTCTCCCATAATATAAGTATTGGAAGTGCCTACTTCTGTTGAGTTTTGAGCCCCTTTTATTATATTTGTGGAATTTTCTGATGAGCTTCTGATTTTAGGGTTAAAAGCAAAAGCCGAACAAGTTCCTGTTGCTATGTCATATTGATAACCATACGCCTGACATTGCTCTTGATTAGGGGTGAGTATATTAGTTCCATCAGTAAAAGAAACAACACCAAATGAGTCTATTGTTGCTGGCTTTACATTGTATCCTGGAATAAAAGTTAATGACATATTTTAATTTTTAAGGTATTAATATAAATTCAACAGTTGATAAATCACCAGGCTTATAGTCAATTTTATTAATTCTAAAAGTTCTGTTTTTGATAAATATTTTGTCAAACATGTTTAGGGTGTTAATGTCTGCTGCTGATAAATTAACTTTAAGGCTCATTGTTCTTGTATCTGCATTATAAAGCTCCCCAAAATAAGGCTGCCAATAAGTAGAAAATAAGTTATTTGTTGGCGATGCTCCTAAGCCTATTAATTGACAAGGACCAAAATTAAAGTCCCTAGTATTACTTACTGTTTGTATATCAGTTACATGACTAAATTGTAAAAAGTATTCATACCATTGTAGTGCTTGATTATTTTGAGCAGGTACTTTGTATTTGATTGGAAGCGTTGATTTAGTTCCATTGTCATACATTATTCTTGGTGCGTTTTCAAACCCCTCAGAAGCACCCTCATCATCTAAAGCATAAACAGCAGGAACAATAAGACTAGAATATTGTTCCATCATAGGCTTACAAACAGTTGCTGCAAATGGGTCTGCTTCAATTTCTTCAGTATCCCCTCCTAATATAGTAAACCCAGAGGCATCAAACAATCGACTTCCATATAAGAAACCTGAAGCTGCTTTTTTGTAATTCATAAAAGCATAATCATCTTCATCTTCTATATATTTGAACAAAGTCTTTTGATTTAAGTCGGTCAAAGGTGTTAGCTTAATTTGAGATACATCTACTTTATCAGTCCAATCGTGTTCTACAATATCCTCATTATCTATAAATATATCATTATAAGGTTCTATTGTGATATTGTTAGGATTGTCTTTATTAGGAACAGTAATTAAATTGAACATATTTATGATGCCTTTTAAAAACCCCCATTGCTCTGTTTCACCCCTAAGTGCTTTTAGCTTATTATTGTCTATTGTACCAATATAAGATTGAGTCCCTATTATTTTGCTATTACGCCCATTTATAATCTTTCTTTGTCCAGGCCATTGTCTAAACCAACCAAGGTCTCTTTGTCTAATACGACTATTAGCTCCTGCTTTCCATTGAAAAGACATTGTATCACCTGGCACCACTGGTACATTGGTTATTATACTAGAATAGTTATAATTAGGGTCTATTCCATTAAATTCCATTGTATAATTTACAGGTCCTATATTGGTGTAGCCCTCTCCATCATTATCTACTGTAAGTGTAGTTAAATCATTCCCTGTTAAAGCTGTGTTAAAAGTAGCAGGAATAGGTGAAGTAGAACCTGAAGGACCAGGCACAACAGTAGCAGTTGGAGCTGAAGTATAATATCCTGACTCCCATATTTTAACAGCTTGAACATCTAATTGCGCTGAAAGCAGAGTGTTAGCACCATTTAACTTTTGCATCATTACATAAGCAACTGCCCCTCCTTGCGGTTGATATACTCCAGATTGGTTAAATATTTCTTCTGTTGTTGTTCCTTCATTTTTCACCCATCTGAATTCTATTGTAGTATGTCTTTTTACTGCATAATGAATATCAGCTTCATAAGTTACATTTATATTGGTAAAACCAGCAGGAATTGTAAACTTACAGGCTGTAGAATCCCACCCCATTTCTGGAGGAAAATTTTCATCATAAAACTTAAAATTAGACCAAGATGTTGTTGCATAATTAGTTGGGTCACCACCAGTAGGACCTTCATAAAGTCCGTAATTAACATTATATGTAGCCTCTCCTGATGATGTTGCTGTTATAGGTGCATCATCATTCCCCCAATTAAAGTCCATATATAACTTTTTAAAATCAGGAGTATTAAAAAAGTCACTTGTATATTCAAAAGGAGTGTCGTAAAATATTCTATCTATTAAATATTTAATATTTATAAAAGGTCTAAATGCTGTTTGTAAATTTTCTAGCATAGGAAATCCATCATAAGGATCACTTGGCAAATCTAAAGGAGTGAATTGATGAGTCCAATCGACAAATGGATATTTAACTGTTGTTGCATCTCTAAAACCACCATTTGCAAAGTTAAATGTATTAGTATAGGTAATACCAGTTGCAGTCCAACTGTCTTTTATATCTGACCAAGCATAAGCATGTTCCAATTCATTAAAGTCAATATCATTAAATGTCTTTTCACTTAATACATCTGCTAATGCAACTGCTTCTGAATATAAATTTACATTATAACTGATCTCCCCTTCTTTGTCTACAATATCAATCATTCTTAAATAGCCCTCAAATAAAACAAAGCCATCTTCCTTTAATCTGCATTGAGTTTTTACATAAGGATTAAAGGCTAAATTTCCATTTGCTGTTCTTGTGATTTCAAATATGTTGTCAAAGATTTGACTGTTCTTCTTTGTAGATGGTAGTTTAAATGCTTTAGAATAAGACTGAACCTTTTCAGCTACATTTTTAAAGTCATCAACACTTAAAGTCAAGGGTATATCTTCTTCTTCATAAAGGTCTGCAATTACAACCCCATCACCAACCAAAAATTCTGTTTCTTCTGTTCCTGTTTTAATACAAGATATATATTCTATTTCTAAATATTTTTGATAGAATTGGTCTACTTGAATCCAAATACAGTCAGTATTTCCAGTTGCTGTAAATGTTCCTTCAAGAACATCACCATTTGAAACTTGGTTTAAATATACATAGCTAGTTCCTGATGGTATGGCAACTTGTGCTGAATTACCCACAACAGGATACCCAGAAGGGTAAGGAAGACCAATAGATGGTGAGTTGGGGTTGTGTGGTACGTGCATTGCTGACAAAAGACCAACAGGGTCATTACCTGATGTAACCTCAGCTATTTTAATTTTTAAAGTGTAATTTTGACCAGGAGTTAAGCTGTAGCCAAACTTATAACCTAGCCCAAATCTTGTGGGTAAACTATAAGGGAGTAGTGGATCAGAATTTTGAGCATCCATTGCTAAATCATTGTCATTTACAGGATCTCTTTGCGGACCTAGTCCTGTTGTTCCATTTCTATCCATTCTAAAACAAACCCATTGACCTGGATGCCACGGAAATAAACCGTCGAATAAATCTTGACTCATTTCATTTAGCAATGTTGTTCTACTCCAAAACCCAAAAGGTATAGTTGGCGCACCAGCTGTAGCATAGTCAGTAACTAACCTATAAGGAAGGATTGGATCGTCAGCAGGTGGTAAATTAGCACCAAAAACCTGACCATCAGTTATAAGTTCTAATGGAGGAGGTGTAAATGCTGTTACGTATCCTAAATAATTTTGCGGAAATATTTCTAATTGTACACTCATTATATTGCTTGTGTTCTTAGTGTTTGGCTTTTCTCTATTTCAAATGTATACTGTAATAGCTTATCATTTGCAATTGTCTTTTTAGTAAAGTTGGTTGATTTTAATCTTACTGGTGTTACATACTCATTCAATGCCTCATAGCCTGTTGCTGTTGATTGATAAGGCTGTAAAACATAAACCTCTGGACTATTTGTAAGCTCTTCAAACATAACATTGTCATTTTCACTTATAAAATCAGTATTTATAGTTATAGTCTCTGTTGCATTTACCCTAAATGATTTTTTACCACCTTTATAACCATAAGGATTGTAAGTAGCTGCATTCCAAGAGCCTGGAAGTTGATTATATGTAGTCCCTTTTGTTGATGTCTTTCTAACTGACTTTTGAGTAAATGTATAATAATCCCAAGCACCCCATTGGTTTAACCAACAAAGTCTTATACTTTCATATCCTTTCTGATTAGGACAATTTATGTGTATTGTATAAACCTCCATTGTTTCAGCGCTACTAACATTTTGAGTTGTTATTGTATAGTAACTTACGTTTCCATCATTATAAGCTGTTTTAAAATTACTTCCCCAGTTTCTAAGATTTCCAGGAAAACAACCAAAATAACCAATCTGTCTTTCTGCATCTGCATTCCATTGGTTATAGCCATAACTACCTGCTCCTGCTGTTCTGTTAATGGTATCAGTGCTTAATGGAGAACCTGAAGCATCAAAGGTTCTAATTAATATTTTCCTAACAGATTTTGACATAGAATCATCTCTTGTAAAAAATGCAACTGTACCATAATCACCACCATTGGCATATTGAGTTGTAGGTGCGTTGGTTAAAAATAATCCTGGAGTTGATGTCTCAGGGTAAAACTTTTTAAGGTCATAGCCAAACCACGTTGTAGGTGCTGTAAAGTTACCAAAAACACCACCCCTGTCTAAAGGGTCTGTTCTTTTTAAATATCCATTAAATATCCTATACTCATCACTATTTACAAATGTCCCTGCAACCTCTTCTACAGCATTAGTTGCAATATTTAAATATTCAACACTAAATTTAATAGCCAAATATCTTATGACGTTTTTGTTCTTAGAATATTTGTCAATCATATGTAATGGGTGAGTCAAATCATCTGTTGTTTCTGTATTTTTAAATGTGCTTCCATTTACTGCTGAATTATCAGATGATACATATTTTTCAACAATATTGCTTAGATCAATCATTCCAACCCCCTTATTATTAGGTGATATTTTAAATGTACCTATCAAATGAGTATTATTAGAAAGTACAGGAGGTGTGTCATTACTTATATGTACTTTTGCAACATATTTCACTCTAGTCTCATTTAATATAGCATCCTGATTGGAAACAACAAATATAATCTCAGAGCCTACCGCAAGAGTTTCATATAAAGGTTTTTGTTCTATTATTGAATTTACTACTGCCATTTTATTTATGTTTTGTGAATGTGGTTATGTAAGTTTGTATATCTAAAGCAATGTTTTTTAATAAATCATCTTTTAATGTAGTGTATGCAGCACCTAATGGCTTTTGAAAAAAACTAATACTTTTGATTCCTTCCCTTTTTATTTTTTTACTTATTAAATAAGCAAAACCAGAAACATATTGTCCTGTGTTCTTTGATCTTCCCCTACCTAAACCTTTAGGTTCAATGCCTTTCTTTTTTATCCATTTAGATATTATATCAATTGGCGGACCTTTTGTTGTATAACTATAAGGACTTGATTCATTTATTTGTTTATAGTTTGTAAAACTTCTTTTAGTTTTGTTCCCTGAAACACCTTTGTCTAAAAAAGTACCATAGTCTAACATATAAAACTTTACACTAAAGCCACTATCTGTAATCTCAACTGTAGATCTTATTGATTGACCTAAAGCAGTATCACCCCTGCTTTTTCCCATCGCATCTTTTGAATTGCTTAGGTCTAATTTAGCGTCATTTACAACCTGACCAGCAAAGCTGTCTAAGTACCTTTTTATGTTGGTTGTTTTCATTTATAGAACGCCTACAAATATTTCAACATTTGCATTGTCAGTTGCACCTCTTGGTTTTACTTGTAGACTTGTAACATCTTCTAATGTAGGGAATGCAGGAGTTGTAGAATCATCATCTGCAATAGCTGCTGTATCTGCCTGACATAATATATGAGATGCCCCTGCTGTTAGTACAACAGTATAAACACCATTTTCTAAAACAACAGCTAAATCGCAAACTGCTGTTGCACTTGTATTTGTTACTCTAATGTACTTAGTGTTTTCTAAGTCTAAATTCATAAACCCTACAGTTCCTGCAACACTACTGTTAAAAGACACTAGCGTAGTAATGTTTGAATGTGGACAGGTAACAGTTCTTTCAAATGTATCTGTTATGTCTGTAACTGTTAATGTGTTTGTTGATCCTCGTAATGCACCATTTATGGTTACACTCTCAGAAATCGTTGCTACTAAATTTGCCATAATTTTTATTTTTTATCTATTTGTTTTAATTTATTAATTGCCCAATTGATTCCACTTGTTCCGCCCCATCCTAGCCATGCAACATAACCATTATCTTTCCAAGGCGTTGATTTAAACTTAGGATTTATTTCTGCATTTTTTTCATGTCTTTTAAAAGAAGCCATACGTGCAATCGTGTCTCTTGAAATGTTAGCTTTTCTTGCTAATTGTGCTGCTCTTGTCCACCCAGTTCTTGTCATCCCTTTAACCTCATCACCATGTTCTTTTTTCCACCTAATAACTTTCTTAGCATTATTTGTTGCACTTTGTGGGTAATCATTGTAAGTTTCTAGCCTTATGCTTATTGCTTCTAATTTTTCTAGTAAGTCGTCGTAACTCATAATCTTATTTTTATTGTTGGTGGTATTATCTTTATTTCTACCTTACCAATCTTTATCGTATTTAATCGTTTTAAGTATTCTATCATTAGTATCCTGCTCCATTAGTGTCAACTGGTATGTTGCATGTACTAAAGTCATTCATTACCTTAACACCTATTGTAAATGTCCATCCACATAGCAAATTATCAAATCTTTCTTGAAATGGCTCGATAGTAAATTGATCCTGTGTAAAATAAAGAGGTTCATTAATGTCATTAACCCCCTCTAATGATTGTCTTGAGCTATGTCTAAGCATACCAATGAAATCAGTACAAATGTCTAATGTTTGATTCCAAACTTGCTGCTCATTGTTCTTAGTGTCTACCAGCTTAGTTAGTTCCTTGTTTTGTTGTACCTGCCAATTATCTTTCTCACTTACTAAATCGCAAATAAACAATTGAAAGTTATATACTAATTCAGAATCACCTGTTGTAACATTAGTTGGGTTTATGTGTAATAATGGCATTTTAGTCTGATTCATGTCAATGTCAAATATATCACCAACAGAAACAGTTGATAGTTGATCATGATACTGACCTAAACGACATAAGGTGTTTATTACATTATTATAGCTTTTATTGTTTATTGGCATACTTTACTTTATTTTGTGACTCCAAATCTGTTTCATAACTTAACCATGTTAGTGCTTCTAAAAGATTGAGCTTCGTAATTGCATCTAGTTTTGAAATATCTGCATTTGTCAACCTATACATTACACCAAACCATGACCACTTTTCAGCGAATGAATCTGATGCTATTGCTTTATCATTCCCGTCTGCTTGCGAATCAAAAACGATTGCAAAATCATTAATAATACCTGTGCGAAATGATAAAAAAAAACCAGTGCACTTTGCACTTGCTCTATTGCCATCTTTTTCATTTGCTCTGCCCTTATACTTATATTGCCATCATAGGCTTCTATAGTATAAACCCCACTACTTGTTTCTTCTACAATCGGTCTATAAAGAACCGACATCAACTCAGGTAAATTCTTTTGAATGTCATTCTTTATAAAGTTCTCAATATCTGCATACTCACCTAACGTAATACTATCTAAGTCAGGGTGAAAACCATATCGTTTCCCTTCTATTTCAATCACTCTTTTTAAAGAACTATCCTCATTCTTTTGTAGGTCAGCAATCTTCCCCATTATATATGCCACATCTTTTAATTCCAATTGATCAATGACATTTTTTGGAATATCAGAAAGGGTTGATATTGTTTCTCTCGCTTCTTTTGTTTTTGATCCTGTCTTTAAACTAACCAGTTTTAGCCACTTTTCTAATGTGACGTCTGTCCAACTACTGATTAATTTATACTCTTTCTTCTTGCCTTTCTTCTTTATGTTAACCTTCATATATTATATATATAGAAATTGTTGTTATTTAGTTTAATAGTGTATATTTGCGCCTAGTTTGTATTCATTTTACTTTTGAAGGGTAGCAGGTCATTCTATTTTTTTAGTTCTATTCAATTTATCTTCTTTCATCCTGCTACCCTTTTTTATTGCACATAATACTTTCCAAAATTACCATCAATCTCATAATACATTCTCATTGCTAATGCATCTGAATAATCTGGTGACCTGCCTAGTATAGCCTTCACATTGTCTTTTGGTATTATCTGTAGCTTGTTGTCCTTATCAGCATCCTTAGTTCTAACTTGCTCACACTCTTCAATCATCTGATTCTTTACATTAACATCTGAACAGCTTATACCTATTTGTGCTTTATTAATTAAGTCAGCTAATTTATAATAACATTGAGTTTTTAAGTTTTGATAGTTCTCATTTTTTAAAGCCCTTGCATTATTGACAAAACCTTGACATCTTAAATAGTCTTTAACACCACCACCCACACCATCCTCATCAACTATTATATTTCTTAAATTAACTTGATACTCTTGTTGTAATACCTTAACAGCCTCCACAACCTCATTTACAGACGATTTAAGCAACGTTTGTATCTTTCTAAGGTGTAACCCTTCCCAAACCATTATAACTGTTCTATCAGCACCAAATCGCGCTACATCACAACTTATGTATTTATCTCCTTCAACACCTTGTTGATTAAACATATTTAATATTGCATCATATTGTATTAAGCTGTCATTGGTTGCATCATACTCCCAATTACCAAATAAAAGTCTTTGTTTGCTTAACTCATCTAGTTCAAATAATTGTTTCTCATAATGCTTTGATATATATGCATTATCACCAACTAAACTTTGTATAAACTTTCTATAAGGTTTTATAGTGCCATCTTTAGCAGGTCTGTAGTACTCAGTATAAACCCAGTTCTTAGCAGGGTTGCAAGTCATTAACATTTTAGGGATTAAGTTGTTTTCATCTAACTTATATCTTAATCTTGATGCAACAACATTCTTTGCCTTTTCTGTTATTTGATTTGCTTCATCAATAAAAGCACCTGTTATTTCTAAAGAACCTAAGCTGTCAAAGTTTCTATCTGATGGATATAAGAATAAGTCTTTTAGTATTATCTCTGAGCCATTAAAAAAAGTTATGACATTGCTTGAGCCATTAAAGGTGTAATCCTTAATAGCTTTTAGATTCCAAGCTGTACAAACTTCAAAGAAAGTATTTAGTGTTGTCTTTTTTAAAGCATCTAGCTTTGACCTTCCCATTAAGTATCTAGTTCTTGGGTATTCAATACACATTAAGATCAAATAGCTTACACCAACCCAAGACTTACCACCACCTGCTGCACCACCAAACAATACTTCTGTTGTCTTATTGTCAAGCAAGTATTTTAAACACTCTTTTTGAGTCTTAGTAAATTCAGGATTAATCTCCAAGATTTATATTGATTTTTATCTTATCATCTTTTGATGTCAGGTCTACTTTGTTTGTTTCATTCCAACCTAATTGAGTTTTAGCAGCGTGTATAACAACAGAAGGTACTTTGTCTTTTACACATTCATAATACTTAGACTTTATAAAATCTTTCTGTATGTTTTCAATCTGTTCTACTTTAGCTGCAAACTCTTCATCTTCTTTAAGCCATTTGTAAAAGTTAGTCCTTGACAGGTCTGTTGCTTTTAGGGCTGTAGTAATTACTCCTAGACTTGACTCTAATGCTTTTAGCAATCTCTCTTTGTTGATCTTTGTTCTATTTTGTTCCATTTTTCTTGTGTTTTTCATTTAGTATCATTGGTGTTGCATTATTCCAACTTACTCTATGATGTAGTCTTGACCTCTCAGTGTTTAACATTGCAACCTTTACAGCTGAAGGACTAAACATAACTGAGTAAAAAGATTTTATATATGTTCCTTGTGCAGCATAAATATCTGACATTCCACCATTATTTGACTGCGTGTCTGTTTGTTTTAAAGATACGTTTGGAATAGTTAAAAACAAATGCCCTTTACTTGCACCACTTGTATAGGTGTTTACATCTTCATTTATTCTACCTGTAAATTGAAATGGTCTTTCTGTGCTGCAAAAAAAACTGTTCATACATTTTCTTTTAAGTCTAAGCTCTTTAGCCCAATTGCTATTTTCACCTCCTATCCAATCTCCGTTTTGTGATATTGCTATTGACTTTGCAGGTATTGATTTATAATATTTTAATATTGCTTTAAATATGTCGTCTACATTATTAATATAACCCCTTCCTTTATTGTAAGAAAGCTGTCCATTAAACCTATAACTAAAATCAGTATAATCATCATCAAATTGAACAAAGTATTTAATCCCTAATTTTTTAGCAATATCAAAACAGGCATTTCTTGCATAAACAATTGACCTTCTGTCATTAAAATTGTCAGCTTCATCAAATGTTTTAGCAATTTCTTTTTTGTCAAACATAACAACATTGTCAAAATTTTTATAATAATCATTAGCACAATTATCTTCATTATCTATGACAATATGTATTTTACCAGTGTAACCAAATCTTTTAAGAGTCTTGTATGTTTTAACATTGTTTGGTCTTCCATGCGTTAAAATAAAAACTGTAAAATCTTCTTTTATCATAATATGCCATTCTTTTCATAAGCTGCTGCAATATCCTTTGTAAGTTTTACATATCCTTTTTCAATAGCCTTATCAAAATCTATTATAACTAAAGCTGAGTCTTCCATAAGCTCTTGAACTTCCTTATTTGAATGAGCATAAAAGTCTGCTATCTTGCTATAATCAAATACTGTATGCCTATATGCTGCATATATTAAAAATGCCTCTTCTGTTTTATTTAGCTTTAATGATTTTATTTTTTCAATTAACTCTTCAGCCTTTTTAGTTTCATATAGCTCATTTGGCTTAGGCTTTTCATTTTTAGGCTCATAAGTTGGTGCTTCTATTTTTCTTGTATATATATTGTCATCTTCAACAATTGTATCATCATGGTTTTCCCACACATCTAAACCCCATTCAGAAAGTTGAACACTATCCCACTCATTAGCTAATATATCCCATTCCCAATCACCAAAGTTTACATTGTCTTTTACTACAAACTCATCTTTCTGTTCTTTTGTCCACCCCTCTGCTATGTCAATCCATACTTCTTTTAACCCTGCATCTTTACTTGCCTTTAACCTCATATTGCCACCAAGAACCATCATGTCTTCATCAACTACTATTGGTCTTTTTTCTAGCATCTGTGGAAACTCTTTAATAGACTTGACTAGCTTTTTAAACTTATCATTCTTTATTATTCTAGGGTTATTAGGGTTGCCCTTGATTTTGTACAGCTTAACTTGTTGTTTCATAGTATAAAATAGAAATTAATTGTTTTTATTTATAAGGCTCATTAACACCTCTTTTTCCTACTAACTTTTCTTTTGCACTATCCCAGAGTTTATCACGCTTTTTGTTTTTACTTAATGATGCCTCTGTTCTAATTAAGCTAGGCATTCCCTCTTCAGGTTCTGCTTCCATCCACAAACCACAATCACATAAAGCATGTATACTACGCCATCTACCATCTCTTAGGGCTAAGGTTGTCTTACCTATATTCTCTTCATTACCGCACTTACATTTATATAATGTCATTGTGCTATCCCTCCAGTTAATGTTTTACTTTCTTCGTGTATTTTTTCTAATTCAAAATACAATACGTTTATCGCTTTCTGTATATCTTGCTCTGGAGGATTGCCCTCCTTGTTTCCTGCTCGTAATATATACTGTACTGCTTGAGCTTTCCACGCACTTAAATCAAAGTCATCAACTATATCTTTAGCTGAATAGCCATATAAGTTTCCTGTATAGTAATGAGGTTGCGGGGTTTTTTTATAATCTTTAGTCATTTTTATATTTTTTATATAGTTTTTTAATTCCATCAAAGCAAGTGCTTATACATGAACCACAATTAGTAGTGTTAGAATAATTAGTGCCATGTATTGTGTTGTAGGTTTCTATCATTCGCTTTTTTGCATCTACATTTTTTGCTCTTCCTGTTTTTAAGTCTTTCCACATCTCTAATATTTCATCTATTATTTCTTGTGGTAAATCATCAGGTGTTTCTATCTTAGTTGTTTTTTGCCATTTCTTTTGACTGCATTCCATAGGTGCTAAGCGTGCCTTGATTTTCATAAAGCAGCCGCAATCCTTACATGTGCCTGTTGGTTTAAAATAAAATATGCAATCCCTACAGATTGATATTCTATCTTCATAAACATTATTAGGAACAAAAAATTTATTCACTCTTTACTGTCCAATATGGTTGTCTCCAATCTGGGTGTTTAATTCCAAATTGCATTACAAAACTGTCGTGTGTTTTTGGGTTATACATCTTCATTTAATTCTTTTTTTAAAATTGTTCTTACTTTGTCTATTGTTGTAAATATACTATTTCTGCTTATACCAGTCTTATCAGCAAGTGAATCGAGAGTATTGCCATCATAATAATAGAGCTTAAATAATTCACGATCGTACCAAGATTCTAATTTATCAAGCTCTACGTCGATTAATTCTAATTTGTATAAAGTATTATTGTGATTTACGTCTTCATCTTCATTAGGTAAATTATAAAGATGCTTGTTTGGGATAACCTCTCCAGTTTCAATCACATCATAAGTAATCGTGCTTGTAAATTCATCTATGTGGGTATAATATTTTCCATACTTATAATAAAAATTGCTACGCTTACTTGTTAAAGACCTTCTTAATGCGACAGCACCATACCTTGTCAATCCTTCAACACCATCTTTTTCATATACACTTCTTAGTGTATCAGGATTCATTTGCTGTAAAAAATAAAGCATAAGCTCTTGAACTGCCTCATTTACTTTGTTTTCATCATTTGTAAAGCGATAAGCCATAGTCCTGAACTTATCTGTTAGCTTTGATATTTCAATATAAATATCAGTCATTGTCAGGTTCTATCTCATCAAGTCTTGTTACGGTCTCGGTCAGTAATTGTTCTAAGACCACCTTGTATGCTCGTATAACTGCTGAGTTTGTTTTTGTTTCTATTCCTGCATAAAAGCCACTTGTTGCAACTGAGATGTTAATTGGTAAGATTACTATCCAGTCGTAAAAATTGTTTTCTCTTACCCCTTCACCATATCCGTTTGAATATTCTACTATTAAATCAATAACCTCTAAATAATTCTTGTACCTTGCTTGGGATGCGACCTCTTCTGTAAACTGTTTGCACATTGTAATGTATGACTCAACTATCAACCTATGTTCTTCGCTTGAATAAATTGGTGTGTGCATACGGCTAAATTAAAATAAAAGTTTATTCTAACCCTTTTTCTTTTTTTAAGTTTTTAACAGCCTGTTTGTAATAACTTATTTTATCTTCATAATCTACCCTAGAAATCTTATGAATTTGTTTTGCTTTAAATTGTAACTCCTGTGCAGTCCCCTCACCATATTTAGCATCTAAGGCTAAAGCAAACTTGTATTGTTCGCCCTGTTTAAACATATTACATCCGACACATTGTGGTTGACAATTTATTTCATCGAATCTAGTAGATAAAAATCCTCTCGACTGAAAGTGTCCATTTTGCATCCCTAATTTATAATGCTTAATGCATCCGCAAGTTATACATTGTACCGCACCTTCATCTGTTGCATCTCTTAATCTAATAAATAAGCTAAAGTATTTGTCAAGTTCTTTTTTTAGTTTACTAATGGACTTTGTTGCCATTTTAATCTATTATAGAGTATTTACTAAATGATACAGGTTCATTATATCTATTTCTACTGCTTACAAATTCACTTCTAATATTATAACCTTCATCTCTTAATTCACATACTCTTGATGATAATCTCATGATTCCATATTCATTCATTGCCTCTCTTGATGTGATTGCTCCTTTGTCATTTAAATGTCTAATGATTCTTTGTTTTTGTGTTAGTGTTTTCATTCTTTCAATTTATAGTTTATATGCAGCACTATTGCTGCGATTAATACCCAGCCTATCATTTTAGTAATTTTGGTTCTGGTCTGTAATGTAAAACTTGTTTTGGGTCTTCTCCTTGATCAACTAAAGATCTTGCATACCATATTAATTCTTTATGTTGTTTTAACCATTTTATATAAACAGGAACAGTTAAATGTATAAAATCACCTTTAATTGGACTTCTTACACCTAGCCTAAAAGCATTTATAGCATCTTCAAAATAAAAGTTTTTATACATTCTATATAAATCATATGCTAAATTTTCTGCCATATTTTCAATTGACTCTTCCTCTGTATTATGTTGACCTATTTCAACATATGTTCTAGTTAATAAATCAACACAAGACAATAATAAGTCTTCTTTTGACATTGTTTTAATTAATATCATTAAATCTTTTTTTTATTTTTTCTTTTACATTCATATTTTTCTGCAAGTGTTGATGTATTTTGCTCATTGTGGGTTTTTTTGTTTCTCTACGTTCCCAAGTACGAACACAAGCCTTCCAATCTTTCATTTTGTTTTTGCCAATTTTCCAATCTTTACTTTCATAAAAATCATAAAAGGCTTCTGCATCTATATTATTCTTTCGTAAGTTACAATAATTTTTAATATCATCAATAGTTGGTTTTTTAAAGAGAGCCTTTTTATTACTATATGTAATATTATTATTAATACTTGTATTGTTACTCTTTAGCATTTTTGCTAATACCTCTTGATCATCTTTGTTAATGCCTTCTTTACAAATTTGTATATACCTATTAGCAATTTCGTTACTACCTTCTTTGTATGTAAAAGTAATTTTTATAAATCCTTTTTTATTTAATTCACTTATCCATCTTGATATTGTTACCTTATTCTTATTATATAAATCACTAAAGTATTTGTTAGAAGCAAAGCAAACACCATTCATTTGCAATAAAGCAGTTATTTCTGCATAAAGTAATTTAGCGTTTGGTGTTATGTCTGCATATCTTACTTCAGCTGGTATGATGGCATAGTAGTTTGGTTTGTTCATTATATTATTTTAATTGCAAAATGATAATTTTCGAGTGCTAATTTAATATTTTCAATTTGATTAGAAAAATCAAAATACGTAGTATGTATAATACACTTAGCATTACCACTTTTAACCTCTAATTTGACATCTGATTTTCTTGATTCATTAACCTTGTTTTGTAATAAATAATTTTTCATATGTCTACCAGATATAAATATTTCTTTTTCACCATCTACATCTAAATACTTTTTATACACTTTAGTAAAAGCATTTCTATAAATTTTACATTTTTTAAAATTTTTTTTATGTGATTTTACATAATGATATGTTAAAGATCTATCCCTATCTAAAACTTCTGCTATAACATATCTACTAATTTTTTCTTCTGTCAAGCCAATATATGCAGCAATTGACCTAGATGACTGCAATTGTCTTTTTCTACTTTTATCTGACAAAGAGCCTTTAGGCAACCCCATTACTTCTGTAGTGAGGTTGCATATAGCTTTAAAATTTAACTTTTCTGTCATCTTAAAATGGATCATTATCATCAGTAGTAACAAAGCCTTCATTGCTTTCTGAATTTTTATTGTTCCATTGCCAAGCATTTACGCTAGTATAATACTTACCATTAAATTCATTACTCTTAATGTTTACTGCTGCACTTACTGTATCGCCAACATTAAACCCATTTAGCTTTTTTAATGAGTCATCACCAAAAGCTGTAATACACACGTCAGTCTCAAATTTATCAAACTGTTTTAAGATAACTTCTTGCTTTTTCCATTCTTTACCTGCTTTTGATATACCTGTTTCAAGCGGTAAAATTTTACTGATTTTTCCTTTAATTTCCATTTTTATTTCTTTTTGTTTTTATTAGACTTTGTTTTAATTTCTTCCAGATTCTTTAATTCACAGACATACTCCCAGCCTGACTCATTTACAACCTTGCATTTTTCTATTCCATTTTTAAACCATTTTTCTACTAAAGTAAATTCACCACCATAATTTACTTTTTTTAAATTTTTAACTTTGTACTTTTTCATGTTTATTATTGTTTGTTAATTATTTTTTTAATTTTATTTAGCTTATCCTTTGTTTTAATAAGCTCAAGTTTTAGTCTTAAACTATACTCTCTAACCCTTTCATTTTCTTTCATAAAAAATTCTACTCTTTCATTTTTTTCTAAAGGTGTGTTAATACTGTTTCTAGGCATGTTTGTTTCCATATTATTTTATTTAGTTATTAAAAAAAAGGAAGTGAAAAGGAGTTGGTAAATTCACAAAGTATAACAGCTAATTATTAAATGTTTAATACCTAACCCTTTCACAACCTATATTATTTATTTTTAAGTTTCCAGTTTATGTACTTTGTCAAAGTATCTCCATCAAAAATTATTTTATCTTTTTCTGGTGCATATGGATATTCTTTTCCATTAGTATGTTTCTTAGTTTTTAATCTTTGAATAGGCAATCTATACAAAAATCTACCAATACCAAAACCAACACAAGCTCTCTTAAAAGCATCTGAAGCATGACCCTTATCTTTTTCTACATTACTTTCTGAACCTGTATCATCTTGCCAAACCCATTCCTTGCCATTAAATATTTCTACTCTACAAAACAAAAGTCCATCAGCCGAATAATATGACTTTTTCCAATTTCCAACACCTACAACATCATCTAACAAATCCATACAATCTCTAGCATCAATATAAGCAACACAAGTAGTTGTTCCAAATTTAGTTGACTGAACCCTCCACTTATATGGAAGCTCTCTGCATAATTCTTTTAAGTTTTTTTTCATTTCGTTTTTATGTGTTTTATTAATTGTTCTTTTATATATTCTATTTGTTCTGTGTCTATCCAATCAAGAAAATCATAAGCATTAAAGCAGACTTGAAAGTCTTTGCCATATTCATCTGAACCTCTTAAATATAACTCTCCCTCACAACATTGAAAGGAGTTTATGTTGTTCATTGCTTTATGTATTAGGTCATCTACTTCTTGTCTCCTTTCTTCTTTTTCTATTAGTTCATCAATAGTATCTGTAATTTTTAAAGTATTTGTCATCATATTGTTGTTATTAATGCTTTGTTATTATTCATTTTATTATACTTTTCTTTATATACTTTTAACATTTCTTCATTTTCATAATCATAAACCTCGTCCAAATTAAGTCCTGTTAGTTTAATGTATTCATCTAATGCCTTGTCTATTTGTTCCCTAGTGCCAAATATCTTAATACTTGGTTCTACTCTTTTAAGGTCTGTAAACCATCCATCAGGTGAATTGTTTTCAATTGTTTTATATACTCCATTATTATAGAAGTAAAAAGATTCGCATATTAGTTCCATAATTAGTAGTTAAATTGTAAGAATAAATAAAAAGAAGCGTATCCTAATGCAAGAAGTGATGTAATTATTAAATAAAATTTAAACTGACTTATTTCATTGTCATAATTATGTATAATATACTCTTCTCTCCAGTTAATAAATTGACCTTTATTATCTTTCATATAAAAAAAGTCTGCTGCTTCCTTTGGTGTTAAAGTAAATGTAATACCTGTTTGCTTGTTAGTTAGTTTCATTTTTCTTTTTTTTAATTATTAATAGTACAAAAGTACAAAGAAATATTAGTTATAAACAGAATTACTTACAAAGTTATTAACAATTTAAGTGTTAAGAAAGGTTTTACTAGATAAGATTTTTATAAACTTAATAGTAAAATAAATAAGATAAGTAGAAAATAAATAGTGTAAACCTGCCAGTTTATGTCTTTATCCATTATAGTGGCATTGGCTCTATTATAGGTAGTTTTCCTGAGTCTAATACAACAGCACATCCAAGTATAGGTTTTGCAGTATGAAACTTAGCATAGCCATACGCAAAAGACTTGTAGTCTATACCTGTTGGTACTTGCATTCCAAATTTCAGTTCATTTAAAGATGCTGTAAAGTCAACAAAACTTTGGGTGTGTATATGACCCTGTATCATAGAAGTTCCCCAGTTTTGTACTCTTTTCATTATCCCTTTTCCTGAGCAGCCTGTTCCGTGTGTGTATAATACATTGTCGTGAACAAATTGCTCTTCAAATACCCAGTCAGGACAACCAAGAACTTCATTAAGATTTCTTACCCATCTTTTATCTATTCCTGAATCTTCTGCTTTTCTTGATATAATCAAATCGTGATTTCCTAGAGTTACTGTAATACCATTAGGAACTGTATCATTGTTAAAGGCTTGATACCAGTCTTTTATTTGTTCGATTGCCATTGTCAACTCATACTTCCCATCTGTTTCCGTTGATGTGTGATGAAAACTAGCAAAATGAGAATCAATTATATCCCCCGTCATTGATACAGCGTTACAATTGTATTTGTGATAAATATCAATACAATGTTGTAGATAGTTTCGGTGGGTGTATGGAAGATGAATATCTCCCACCACCAACCTATTTACCTTATTGCTACGTAGATTTTCTATAACTTGAATCTCGTGCGGTTTTAATCTGTATCTATTATCTTTTAGCCGCATCTGCAATTCCTTGTCCAAGTACAAGAGTTAAAGCAGCGTAAAAGATTTCTTGTGCAGTTTCAGGAGAAACTCCTAAAAATGTAACAATACCAGGAACTACAATAGAACCTACTGCGTACCAAAATTTCTTTGACTTTAAAATTGTTGTGATTAACCACGTTTTCATAATTATTTATTTTTGATTATTAAATTAATATTTGTGCCTCCCAAATTTATAATTTCTTTCATAAGTAAATCCATTGCTAAAGTTGAATTATAAACAATATTTTGTTGAGTACCTTGTCCTACTAGGATGCATCCTCTAGTGTCTTTAGCTGTATTGCCTCTGTGAAAGAGTACGTATGAGCGGTCTTTTACATCCTGAACTAATAAGTGCAAATAGTTTCTTGTAGCACTTTCTCTTGCATATCTTAATCTTACCTTATACTGTCCTAAAGGAATGCAAGATATACTTCTTTGATTATCTCTATATGGTAACTCTAAAGTGTCACAAAACCTCTCTCCATTAACAAATAGCTCACCGATAGTTGATTTATCAGTAAAGGTATCACGAATGATTAAAAGATTAATGTGATGAGGTTTAGAGATAGTAGGTTTTATAGATTTTGCAGCCTTTAACTTCCTTAATAAGT